CTGATGGAGTAGGTAAAATTTCAACATCTCCATAAAGATCTTTTCCTTGCCACCAAAGTTTAACTATATTATGACTAACATTCTTAAGATTAATAATAGAAGATTCAGGATGATCTAATTCTCCTAAAGCCCTATTTTCAGCTATTGGTCCTGCTATATATTTTTGCACTTGTTGAAATAATATAGCATAAGGATAAATCCTTTTATTTGCATTAGGTTTATCAGTAGCTTGAACAAGACCAGATACTACCATATTACCATTAGGTAATCTTCTTCCTTCTGTTAATGATTGAGGAAGAGGTTGGAAAGCACTATATTCTATAAGAAGTTGTTTGTTCATATTATCCTTGATATGTAGAGTATGGTACTTTTTGTGTTTGCAAATTTGTAATATCAGCTTTTGCAGAATTTGGTACATTAACTATGGTTCCAGATTGTTTAGCCGCCATAATTTTTGTTTTATCAATTAATTCTTTTAGCTTATTTTTAAGCTTATTCATTTTCTCTTTATCATCCTTATGTTTAGCTATGTATTCTTTTAACTTACCATATTTTTTGTCTAATTCAGAATGATATCCAGGATCTACTACATATTTACCTAAATCTATCCCTCTTTCTTTATCCCACTTTGCCCACATATCTTTTACATCGTCTTTAGAAGGCTCAGCTTTTGGCTCTTCAGAAGATTGTTCTTCCATTGCTTTTTCCGTTGCATTATCAACTACATTGATTTGATAATCTTTATGAGTACCGTCTTCCATTTCAATGGTTAGTGTACTACCCATAATCTCAACAATTTTTCCAGGGCCATCGGGTGTATGAACTTCAGAACCTACAGTATGTTTCCAATGAGAATCCTCATTAATTAATTCTTTTTTTTTAAGAAAATTAAGAAGATCTTGAAGTACAGATTCTTTCATCATTTGTACTCCTTTAGGTTTTCCTTTTTTATTTTCTTTTGTAGAAACTTTAGTATTCGCTTTTTCAATATTGTGACCTTTTGCTTTTTTCATTTGTCGGTCTTTATTGACAAAGTTATTCTTTTTAACCTCTTCAGTTTCAAGCTTTGAATCTGCTTTTTCTACTTCTTTTGCATTAGCAAACATATCTTCATCAAATGCATGAGGATTAGCTTCAAGTTGCTTTGCAGCTTTATTAAGAGCATTAATATATGAATCGTTAGTAAGTTCTTTTTCTTTAGCCAATATTTTTTCTACACCTTTCTTTAAGAAATAAGGATTTACCTTATCAACTGCTGGATCTGTAGCAATATTAGCGTCAGCTTCATTTAAAGAATCAGATTTAAGTTCTACGTCTAATTCTTTTTTCTGGATTTGTTTAATTAAATTACCCAATCTTCTTTCAGCAGCTTCATCTGGTAGGCGACCCTCTATTTCATCAGAATCTTTTCTAATAGTTATTTTAACTTCTGGGGCTCTTAAGTCTTTGCCCATTAGTATTTGAATTACAGGTTCAAATTTATATCCATCAGAACCTTTTTCAATACTAGTTTCTAAACCTAAACTTTTACCAAAATCCTCTACTGTTTTTTTAAGTATGGGATCTATGTGTTGGACAAATTTATTTCCTTGTCTAATAGATTTTATGCGATTTGAATCGCTAGAATTATTAGACGCCCATCTTTTATCTACTGCTTTCATAGCAGCGTTATATTTAGTTTGAGGGGATAACTCATTAATCTCTGCTTCGCTAATAATACCCTTATTCTTAAGGATTTTTACCGCATCATCATATGAAGTAATATTAGTTACCCAAGGTAGATTTTGGTCTCTACGAACTTCATAGAGAAACTTATCTCTACTAACTTCTCCAGCCTTATGTTTGCGATATAATTGAATTGTAGTCATGTTTATAAATATTAGCTATCGACCTTGTCCACGATATTTTTTTTCTGATCGATCGTGTTTGTTAAATGATTTTTTTGCTTTTCCTTCTTTCTTTTTACCAAATGTGATTTTTACGGAACCACCTGCACCAGCTTTTGTTTTTGCCATGACTTATTATTTAAAACGTTTAATTTTTTGATTTAATTCTGAAACCATTTCTTTTATTTTACTAAGAGCTTTTTCTGTATGTATTTTATATTTAAGACCTTCTTCACCTTCAGAAAGTTCTGTTTTTAATCTAGACACATATTCATACATTTTATTAATCTGTTGAACTTTATTCTTTACTTCACGAATTGCTTGATGAAATTGATCAGCCTTTCCTCTAGTCTTAGTTTCAGTCTTGAATTTAGAATAACTTTCATTTAAACCCTTTCTTTGGAAAAAGTCGCCAGTACCTTTTTCATCATAGTTCTTTTGGTAGTATTGAGGATCTTTACGATACTTAATATAATCAGTTTCTTCATCCTCTGGTTCAACAACATCATCATCTTCTTCTGGATCAAACGGTATATCGTGACCTGTTATCATTATTCCATACTGATCAAAGGTATTTAACATATCATACGCTGTATCCCAATCATCTATTATAATAGTTTGTGAGTCTATTAACTCAACTCCCATATTACGAAATTCACCTTTAATTATTTCTGCAACCTCTTGGGCATCAGTAGGTGATATTGTAATCTTATAATTTGTTTGATTTTGGTATTCTTTAACAAACTTACTTAGCTCTTCAAATAATTGCTTATAGATAAAACCGCCATTTGTTGGACGATTAGGTATAGATTTAGCATCTGTCCAATCGCTTGGTATAGATTTACTTTCTTTTTTTACTTTTTTACGAAATACTTTTTTTGTAGCTCTAGGTGCAGTTTGTTCTCCAGTTCCGGCAGTAAAAGTAGCTCCAGTACCAGTTACTGATTGTTCATTTATAGATTCTGAAATCTCCTCACGAAGTTTTTGTGTAGCAAATTGATTATTAAACTTATTCATTATTTGTATTATTTAACTCATCAATTAAATCACAATATTGAAGAATACCAGTTATAGTTTCGTCTTTTATTGATTGATTTTCTTTAATTGGGTTTATAAATTTAAGTACTTCGTCTAATTTAATTTTAATAACAGGATCTTTAGTAGATTCTTTTATTGTAGAAAGCTCTGTCTTAATTAATTCAAGTTGATTATTTAAATACTCTTTTAAATTTTTAGTATCAGATACATTAGTAATATATTCTTTTAATATATCTTTTTGTCTTTCAGACATATTTTGATACTTCTGATTAAATTTATCAACCAATATTTTATATGCAAGAAGTCTTATTTCTTTATCTTCTTTCATAAATTCTTGAACAATAGATTTTGGAGCTTTAGAATTATCTAAAGTTGATTGAGTTACATGTTCAAGCAAGTTTATCTTATTCATTACAACTTGATTTGTATCTACAGTTTTTGCATGCTGAGATTCAAATATTGTATATACCGATGCGAAAGGCTTATAATTTTCTACTTTAGCTTTGAAAAAATTTTCAAGATCATAAGTTTGCTTAATCTCTTTTATTAAGTTATATTTTAACTTATTAATTTTTTCGTAATCTAATTTTTTGTATTGCTCTAGAATAGTAGATATTAATATATCTGCTTTAGCCTCACTTAATTTTGGGCTAGATATGAAAGAATTGTTTAGGCTATATTCCTTTCCTAATTCAGTATTGCTAAAATATTTCTTTAATATTTTGACAGCTTTAGAATCTTGATTATTAATCAAATCAGAAGTTGTTTGTCTGACTAACAATTCGAATAAGATTCCAGTATTACGATACTTACTGTGTTTTATGGCCATAGTTTATTTTGAGTACTCTAATAATAAATATCTATATAATTAATCTAAACCATCTATAATATTATCTTCACTTAAAAGATCAGATTCCTCAAATAAGTTAACCTTTCTTGAAGTTTGTTTTTTAACCATTCTATCTAATGATTTTTTATTTTTTAAAAACTCTCCCATTGTACTTTCTAAAGCTAATGGGCTTCCTCCTTTATAATTAACTTTTAAAGAATCTTCTTCTTCGGTATTTTTACTGCTTAATTCTTTTGATCCTATAGCGTCTCTACCAAAAGCAGATTTATCTGTTCCCATAGAAGACACAACTGATTTAGGTCTACCTGGTTTATTTTCATCATAACCATAAGGTACATTCAATATAGAATCTTCTTTTCCTCCATAAAGACTTGCTATTTGGTGAGGAGTTCCATATGCTTGACCAGATTCTGCTGGATCATTTCCTTCTTCTTGAATTTGGGCGTATCTAAACTCCCTCTTTTTATCCTCAACAATCATGTCTTCAAGCTCAGCATATTGATCTTCAGAGAAGTGGAATATCTTATCATAGATAAAGTCTCTAGGAAGTAAAGATCCTTCCATTGCTAGTTTAGCAAGATCTATCTTTTCTTTAAATAGAGCTATCCTTTCTTGATCATATATAATTGAAGGATTAGTAAGAGATAGAGTAAAGTTTGCAGCAGATTCATTTGTATATCCATGAGCATATAAATGAACTAAAGCAATTTTAGTCAATTCACTAATAATAATTCTTTGAAGTCTTTCAATAGTTCTAGCAAAACGAATATCTTCAGCAGCAAGTGTAGCTTTACCAGTTAAGTCTTTTTCATAACCCATGAAAGCTTTTGGTATTTTAAGAGCTGCAAAAAGCTTCTCTCTAAAATAAGCTACATCTTCAATACCATTATAATCAAGACCTTTTGCTGTATCTATTTTTGTTGATGTATCATTACCTCTTACAGGAATAAAAAAGTCTTCAAGTAAGTTTTGTTGATTATATTTTAAGTTATATTGACCTGTATTAGGATCCATAAGAGGAGTTTTTTTCATCTTATTGATCATTTTTTGCATATAGTTATCAACTTCAGTTGGAGGAATAGCTCCTACGTTTACATAGAATATCCTCCTTTCTGGAGCTCTAACTATACGGTGTATAAGCATAGCGTCTTCTATAAGTACGTACTGCTTAAATAATTTACGAGCAGGTTCTAAATAAGATCTTCCATAAGGAAGATAGTTTACGTCTCCAGTTAATCTGAAGTGCGCCATTTCATAGTTGTCAAACCATACGCCTGAGTCCCTATTTTGTAAAGAACTATATCCTGTTGAAGAGGCTAATGTAGCATTAGGATCATATTTAAATCTAACTTCTTGAGGATTTTCATGATTGAATCCTTCTTCTCTTACAATATTATAAGCAGAAAAAGGAATTACATTATAGACTCCATAATTCTCAGCTATTTCTAATTTGAGATAGAAGTCGCCGTATTTAGCCATGTTACGAACCCAAGACCAAAGATTAAATTCAATATTAAGTACAGAATAAAATAAATTGTAGAGTAATTTTTGTATGTTTTCATCAGAAGACCTAATTTGTAAAACTTCACCTTGTTCATTTTTTAAAGTACATTCATCTGCTACAATATCTAATGCAGAACAGCAAATAGCATCTGTATCCATAGCATCGTAGTCCGCATATATTTGAACCCTTGCAGATTGATAGTTTTGCGCTAAATTTAAATTAACACCATAAGCTGTTGAGGTAGTATATACCTTATTAAACCTATCAATAAGAGAGTTAGTTTGAATTACACCAGATCTTTGTATAGTATCTGGATCCATTACTTTAAGCATATCTCCTCCTTCATTACGTATAATAACGTCAGTAGAAAATAAACGTCTTAAAGTAGAAAATAAATTATTTTGTTTTTGTGGTTGTTGTTCTGCCATATTATATTTTTACAGTAGCCATGATATATCTTGTGATTCTTCTCCTCCAGGTGTTGGTATATTCATAACCCATGGATTTTGATTGTATACATTATTTGTATTATATGCAACACTAGTATCTTGAGTTTTAGTAAAACTATTTAATGCAGCATAAGTTAAATTTTCTGCTGTTTTTCTATACCTAAGAGAAGTTTCTCTTAAATACATTCCAATAGCAAAAGACATAACTAGATCATCATTATAACTTTGCATTGCTTGAGGCTTTCCATTTTTCCAAATAAACACTCTAAGCTCTTCTAATAATCTTATAGATCTAATAGTAGCTAGTTTTAACTCTATAAAGTTCCTCATTTTTTCTATTACTAAAGGCCTAGTTTTTTCTGTTGTTGAAAAACCAGGAACTAATCCATCAGCTCTATTATACTTATCTACGTATTTAGTAAAATCCATTGATTGATCAGCTTTATAACTATAATGTATGTTATTATACCCTCTCTCAATTATAGTTTGAATAACGTCCCAACCTATGTTTGCATTTTCAACTACTAATAAAGCATTGTTATATTCTGAAGCTATACTAAGAAGTATATTTGCATAGTCTCTAGTATCAACTTGAGATTTAAATTCTGCTACTTGAGTTACAGATTCCACATCAATTACATGAAAACCTGAATAATCATTACCATCACCACGCGCTACGTCAGCAATCACAGCATAGTATTTTAAAGGATCTGGGTATTCCCATATCCATAAAGCCTTGTCTAAACCACGCCTTTCTATAGGTTCTGAGATCATATTCTCTTCATACCAAGTAAGTATCTCTGGTTCTATCACTGTATTACCTGAAGTGGCAAAGTCACAGTCACACTCTTGAGCTGCGTTTCTTTTTCCAAGTATAATGTCTTGTTCATCTCTCCAAGTTTGGCTACGTTCAGGATGAACGGTCCATGGTAAAGATATAGGTAAAAATCTATTTTTTTGTTCTTGAGCTATTGTGTATGTTTTATGAAACCAATTACCTACACCATTTGGAGTAGATAATGCAACGCATCCACCACCTGTAGCCAAAGTTTGTTGAGCTGCAGTAAATATAGTCTCAATATTATCAATAAACGCAGCCTCATCTATAACCAATAAAGATACGGCTTCAGAACGACCAGCATCACCAGCTGCAGATACTGCTTTAATTTGTGATCCATTAGTTAATCTTAGACTAAGTCTATTATCTTCAGAAGATCCTATTTTTAACCATGTAGGTAAATTTTGGTAAGCAAATCTTACTTTTGTTACCATATTTTTTGCAGTCTCTTGTTTAGTTGCAATAACAAGGATGTTTTTATCCCTATTAAATAACATCAACCATAATGAATAAGCTGATACCAACGTAGATATACCTAACTGCCTAGATTTATTAATGATTGAATAATCATGTTTTTGAAATAATCTAAGTACTTTTTCTTGAAAAGGATATAGATCAAATAACTGCCTACCTCTTTGAGGATGCTGAATCATATAGTATTTCTTCATAAAGTACACAGGATCTGTTGCGCACTTTACAAACTCTTCTTTGATTCTTTGTTTTATATTTATTTGTTCTTCAGCCATTATTTTTTAGCAATTATAAAACCAACTCCTAATACTCCTAAAAGTATTTTTTGAATTTTACTAAACTTCAGCTTTTTATTAATTGTTTT